GGGTGACGCCATCATCCAAGCTGATTCTGACCTGAGCGGAGCAGGCGACATCCTCTTCCAGATCGGCTCGTCGACGAAGGCTGTGGTGACGAATGCAGGCAACGTCGGCATCGGGACGACGGGACCGAGCGAAAAATTAGAGGTTCAGGGAGGAAATATCTCAATTAGAAATCCGAATGCGAGTGGCAGTAATCCTTCGGTAAATGGTTATCTAAAGTTTTACGGAGATAGTGCCACAACAGCATATTATGCGGGTATAGAGTCATATCGTGGAAATTATAGTGATGATAATGATTTAAGATTCTTTACACAATATGGTGGTGCTGGTCCAAGTGAAAGGATGAGGATTACAAATCTCGGCAACGTCGGCATCGGGACGACGAGTCCGGGAGCGAAGTTAGATGTGGTGGGTGGAAGTGCTCAACATATAGCACTGTTCCAAAGCGAAGACCCCAATGCCTGTATCGCTATCAAGTCAACCGCCACCGGTGGTAAAGAATGGATGATCAATTCAGAGGGATCGGGCGGTTTATCTGGTGCTGGCAATCTATTGTTTAGACAAATTACGGACAGCATAAATGTAGCTGTGTTTTCGAGCGAAGGCAACATCGGTATCGCCACCACCTCTCCAGGCGGCTCCAGCACCGTCGGTTCTGCTGTTCTCTCCATCGCCAACGGAACCGAACCAGTCGGAGGTCGGGATGGTCAGGTCAGCCTCTTCTCCAAAGACGTCTCCGCCTCTGCTGAACTCTTCGTCATGGACGAAGCCGGTAACAAAACTCAGCTCTCTCCTCACCCCACCGACTTTCTCGACACCCTTCCCGCCGAAGACCGACCCTTCCCGTGGGCCTATCGAGCCGAGAACGAATACCTCGGGAAGCGAATCAGTGTCGACCTCGCTGGTCTCGTTGCAGCAGTTGAGAAGCTCACTGGGAAGACCTTCATGTTCGTCGAGGATATTGAGGCGAGGAGTTGGGACGACGACCAAGAGGCGCAGAGACTTGCGAGGGAGAAAGAGAGAGAGGCCGCCTTCGACCGAATCGCTGAGCTCGAACAAAAGATCGCTCTCACCGAAGACGATGAGGAGAGGGCGAAACTTGAGGAAGAGAAGGCCAGGGTCACTATCCCAGAACCCTACGCTAAGAGACCGATGCCAAAGTGGATAGCAGACAGACTCGTGACCAAATAAGAAGAGGAGAAATGCCAATGCCTAAAGAACCCATCTCTCGCTCCATTCAGCCTCAACCTCAGCCCTCGTCTTCTTCGTCCCCTCCCCTGAGCTTGAATGACGCCGCCACCCTCATCATCAACCAGCTTCCCCCCTCCTTCCGTGACTTCGCCTTCGAAGTCGCCGACGTCATCCTCAAGATTCCTCGATGGCAACTCGTCGCCGGCATCCTCCTCTTCTCCGCCGAATCAGGTAACCTCGTCTCTCCATCCCTCGACCCAAGCTGGACTACCAACGGCATCTCCCTCTCCACTTCCACCTGCCCAGAGTGCGGCAAACAATTCACCCCCTACCGATTAGGACAAATCTTCTGCTCCAACGAGTGTGGTCTCTCCCACTCATCGAGACCTCAATCCTCAGCCCAAGGTGCGTAATGGCAGAATTCGTCCTCAGCAAGAAACCGCAACTCCCACCTCCCTCTCTGTCTGAGGCTAAGCGTCGCTGGAGTGACATCTACTCTGCTCTCTCCTCTCTCGCCTCTCGTGTCACCTCTGAGGAGCAGGAAGAGAAGAAGGCGAAACCTGGCTCCCCCGTCCTCTCCCGCATCAAATCTCTCCTCAAACTGTCAGGAGGAACTTCCGAAGTGCTTGATCCGGCTGGTTTGACCACCTTTGCCCAACCCGTCGCCCTAACCCACGATGAGTTCGTCGCCGCTCTCGAACGTCTTGGTGCTCCTCGTGAGACCGTTCTCTCTGCCTACAGAGCGCCTCGCACCCTCGTCAGAGATGTCGGCTTCGTTTCCTCCATCGACGACGCTCTAAACGAGGTGTATCGTCTCACCGGTATTCAAATCTCTCGCCCTGCTGGAGGTGTCGGTGTGGTTGTTGACCCCATCACTTACTCCTCTCACTTCCACACCCCTCCTCCCCCATCCTTCACTAAAGCAATTATGGGTCTTGATCCTAATGCCCTTCGCTACCTCCCTCAAACTCCAGGTCATGAACTCGGTCACATGGGTATAGTTCGCACTCCAGGCGTCGAGCCCTTCATCAAGTGGTATGGTCCTCACGTCAAAGACACGCCCGAAATGACACGCATTATTGACCTTGCTAACGAACTCTATCTTGACCTTCACGACGTTGAGGAACCTTTCGCCGAATACTATGGTCTCAGACTGTTGGGTGACCCTCGATCTTCCAAGTTTCCCTTTGGTGTCCGCCGCATCATGGAAGGAATGGATCGGTATCAGAGGATGCAACCATGACCCATCGTCTCTTCACCCTTCTCCACCACCTCACTCGCATATTTCGACCCCCAGCCCCCAACCTCACCACTCAGGACGAGGCTGAAGACCACACCTCCGTTGTCCTCCCCATCGAACAACTCCTCCTCTACCAGGACCCAACCTACGAGAGTGTGGATGAGCGTGAGTGGCGCATCGAACAACAAATCAAGTCTAAACTCCTCTCCCAACTCGGGTCACAACTTGGGGAAGAAAGGACAACTCTGTGATCTCTCAAGCTGAACGAGACCTCATCTCCCGCCTCAACAAACTCTACGACGAAGGCGTCAAATACCGTGACGAGTGGGGGAAGGAGTGGGATCGCTTCCTCGAAAGACGAAGGGGGAAGTTCTGGGATGAACGTCGTCCCTCCTACCGCATCAACGCCGTCCTCAACTTCCTCAACAAAATTGTGGAGAGGAAGACTGCAACCCTCACTGACTCCCGCCCCATGATTCAGATTGTCTCCCGTCGCCCAGGTCTCGATGACGTCTGCGACGCCCTCACTCGTGTCATCAGCGCCATCTTCGAGGAGAGAAACTGGGAGCGTCGTCTCACCGAGCTCATCGAACTCGAACAAACCTTCGGGATAGCTGGCGTCTCTACGTGTTGGGACTCCTCCCTCGACTACGGTCGTGGCGACATCGACATTCTCATCCTCGACCCTCGAACCTTCGTCTTCGACCCCTACATCTCTCGTAGCTGGAACCTCAAATTCGGAGAGTACTTCATCCTCGAATACACCCGCCCAACCGATCTTCTCCGCTCCAAGTACCCAGAACGCTCAGACGACATTAAGCCCGATGTCACCCCCGAAACTCGTGAGGATAGCGTCATCGGGAAGATTCGTCGCTTCATCGGCACTCGCACCCCCTCCCAGCCCGCTCCCACCTCCACCATCTCTCGCTCCATCGTTCGTCAATATTGGATTAGAGACCGCTCCACCAAGAACGAAGACAACACCCTCAAATACCCCACTTGGCGCTACATCATCATAGCCGGAGGTTGCATCGTCGAGGATGCTCCCAACCCCTACATCGATGGCGACCTTCCCATCGACATTATGGAGTGGGACTTCAACGTCGATTCAGCCTATGGTTTCAGCGAAATTGCCTCACTCGAGATGCCCCAGATTATGTTCAACAAGGTCATCGCCCTCATCATCGAAAACGCCATGCTCATGAGTAACGGCATCTGGATAGGGGACGAGAACGCTCTCTCCGATGAGGCCAAACGCAAACTGACGAATGAGCCCGGTTCTCACGTTTGGAAGAGAAGGGGGACTGAACTCAAACGAGAACCTGGAGTGCCTCTTCCCCCCTACGTCATGCAACTCCCCACCCTCCTTCTCAGCGGTATGGAGAAACTCTCCTCCATCACCGAAGTCTCCGAGGGTCGAAAGCCTGGGAGCGTAACGAGCGGCCAGGCAATTGAGCAGCTTCAAGTCGCCGCCCAAACTGCAATCCGACTTAAGGCTCGCCAGATCGAAGACCTCATCCAACGTGTCGGACAGAAACTCATCTCCCGCATCTTTCAATACTACACCGAAGACCGAGTCTTCCACCTCCTCGGTCCCTCCAATCGTTACGAACAATTCGTCTTCGAGAGAGACAAGATTCGCACCTCTCTCCAATCCCTCAACATACCCATCGCCAAAGCCTTCCAAGACTTCACCTTCAAAGTCGTCCCAGCCTCCTCCCTCGCTGTCTCCCGTTGGCAGCGAGGTCTCATCGCCATGCAGCTCTACAACTCCGGCATCATCGATGATGAGGAGGTACTTGAGGTGCTGGAATGGCCCAATCGAGAGAAGGTTCTCGCCCGCACCCACGAGAAGAAAGAGTCGGGCATCCTTCCCACTCGTCAACCAACACGCCAAAAACTCCCCAAACAGCTCCTTCGCTCCCACCCAGAGCGAGGACTCCAACTCCCTCAACAATAGGTCTTTGCCATGAGTCGAACAAGCCGTCGCCTTCGTTACCTTCGCCGCCAATTCAAACGTGGGAAGCTTAAGCGTCACGGTCGCCCCGTTCGTCGTGGCTCAGATGTAATCCGTATGGCCATCACCCAACGCTAAACCCTAAGCCTGAGTGTGTAGCTTTGGCAGGCTACCCACTGAATCAACGCCAGAATGGAGGGATGCACATGGCCCGAAGAGGACGTAAAAAGAGAGGCGGACGGCGACATCGCCGAGCTTCTCGGAAAAGGGGCCTGATCGTCTGAGGCCCAGCCCCCAACGGGCTTCAGACGAGGTTGCGTTGGGGGCACTCCCTTCTCACTCTCCACCCAGCGTGTATCCATACACCCACCCCTCACACGGAGGACAAAAAGATGCCAGCTACCATTTCTCCCCCCACTCCAACGCAACCCACTGGTGAGACAGAAACTCGACCCTTCGACATGTTGAGACGTCTCGCTCAGACCTCCCCCTCCCAGCCTCAAGACCGCAGCACCCAGCTCGTCCTCGCTGCCGTCAACTATCTCGTTCAGGCTGCTCAGATGAATCCTGAGCTTCAACCCGCCGTCCGCTCCGCCCTCGAGTCCTTGCGTGCGGGCGTCACCTCTCCCACTGCCGCTCCTCCTCCCCCTCCCATGCGAGGAAGAGGTCGTGGGATGGGCGGAATGGGCAGAGGGATGGGGCTTCGACGTCAACGCCCCGCCCCACCCGAAGAGATGCCCGAATCACCTGAAGAAGAGTTACCTTAACCTCAACCCCATTCCTCATCTCTCCAAACGCTCAGCGACGAGAGATGAAAGAGGAGACAAACAATGACCGAAGACCAAAGACTCAATGACTTAAGCCAAGGTGATGATCCTCTCGATTTTGCGACTAAGGAAGACCTCGACGCCATTATGGCCGACGAAAGGCTCAAACGTTACTACAACGCCGTCAAGGCAGGCGTCACCAAAAAATTTCAGTCCTGGTCGCAGCGAGAAAAGGAACTCGCCTCTCAACTCGAATCTCTAACCCAAGCCCTCGATCAATGGGAGCAATGGAGGCCAATCATCGAACATATCGCCACTAACCCAGACATCCTCACCCAGCTCCAAGACCCAAACTCAGCCCCTTCGACCTACAGAGAAGCTGAGAGTGGTCGCCGTCGTCGCTCTTCCGAAGAAGCCTACCTCCAACACCTCCAACAACTCGCCGCAGCGATGGAGGAAGCCAAATCCCAATACGACCAGAAGATTGCTTCTCTCGAACGAGCACTTGACCTCAGCCTCCAACTGTCTGACCTCCAGCGCACAAACCCAAACATCGATGCTCGCCGTGTCCTCAACCGAGCTCTCAAGGAAGGTCTCTCCGATCTTCACCGAGCCTACAACCTTGAGTATCAAGACGACATCGTTAACCGAAAGGTTGAGGAGACGCTCAAAGCCAAAGAAGAAGAACTTAAGGCTAAATACCAAACTCCCAAGGAGGTTGGCTCTCCTTCCATCCCCACTCAGTTCGAACTCCCCAAAAAGACGGAAGAGCTTGCCACCACCTCCTGGAGTGACGTAACCAAAAGTGTCCTCTCCGATTTGAAGGAAGGTAAACTCTCCACACCCTAACCGATTCCTTCTTCGGAGAGAGCAACCCGAAGGAGGTAACACCCTATGGCACTCACCTACAACGATCTTGACACTGCAGTTCGCAAAAAGTATCTGCCCCACTTGATCGAGCAGATCTTCATCTCCAACGCTCTGCTCCTCAAGCTCATGCAGAAGTCCCAAGTCATTCTCGACTCAGGACTCAAAATAGCCCAACCAGTCGTCTACGGAACCCTCGCTGGTGGATCCTACTGGGGACTCGACACCTTCGACACCTCCTACAAGCAGACAACCACCTACGCAGAGTGGGATTGGAAAGCAGTAGCCTAAAAGAGGTATGCTGCATGGAAAGTCACGAGCTTGCTTATTTAGCAGGGTTCTTTGATGGAGAAGGAAGCATCGGAATTCAGAAGGGTAACCGCACTCAGTTTCGCCCCAATGGTTCGCCTCTGTTTGGTTTGAGAGTAATAATCACAAACCAAAACTTAGAGACTCTCCTCTGGATACAAAATGAGTTTGGTGGTAAAATCTACAAAAGAGCCGGAGCGTATAGCTTCGTAATACAAACCACCAAAGCCGAAAAACTTCTTAGCTCCATCAGACCTTATGCAAGGATTAAAAGTGATCAAATCCGTTTGGCCCTTGCATTTCAGGAACTTAGGCACAGCAGACCAGGTCGGTACAGACTCACCGAAGAAGAACTCGGTCTTTATGAGATGTGCCGTCGTAGGATACGAATGCTAAATAAGCGGGATAGTCGAGCTTTCCATGAAAAACTGGGTGAATTCAGTGAAACCTCCAAAAGTGGTAACACTGAGCCAAGTCCTTCGAATGGCATAAGAGTAGAAGGAAAGGTGCAGAGACTAACGGGTGAAGAGCCTACTAATAATCCCGACACGAGCGCCCAGGCCGAAAGGCAAGATATAGTCCGACACTTCGAGGAAACTCGAAGAGCAGAAGATAAAGAGCTTCTGCAATAACTGTTGATACGTTAATGTGACGATACCTGGCACCGATCTCGCCATCACTGAGGGTGACGAGAAGATCGTCGGTCTCCTCCAGCAGAAGATGGAGGTCGCCCAGATGACGATGCACGAACTCCTCTCCCAGATGATCTTCGGAGATGGGACGGGCAACTCATCCAAAGACTTCGACGGTCTCCTCAACGCCATCTCCACCTCTAACACCTACGGTGGCATCTCCCGCTCCACCAACTCCTGGTGGCAAGCTCAGGTCGATACCACCGGAGGCGCCGTCTCTCTCGACGCCATCAACGCCATGATTGGGAAGTGCACTATCGGTAACAAGAAGCCTGACCTCATCATCACGACTCAGACCCTCTTTGACAAGGTCTGGAGCCGTGTGCAGCCGCAACAGCGCTTCCTCGACTCCAAATCCCCTCTCGCTCAGGTCGGCTTCTCCGGTATCAACTTCAACGGTCACGCCGACATGATCGTCGACAATCACTGTCCCTCGGGCTACATGTTCTTCCTGAACACTGACTACTGGCGCCTCATCATTAACAGGAATAAGAATTTCACTTGGACACCTGAGAAGACGCCAGTAGAACAAGATGCTTACGTTCGTCAGTTGCTTGTAATGGGCAACCTCGTTTGTGTTCAGCCCAGAGTTCAGGGCTTGATGACGGGACTAAGCTAATACCCTCTTGAGACCTCGCTTGGAGGGGGCGTGTTTGGTGGGCTCCACGCCTTGAATGGTAGCCCACATTAAACAAAGATGTTGCGAACAACAAAATTTGTTGTATGCCACATGACCCAACAATCACCACCCTTCACCCACCTCACTCCGCCAAGGAGTCGGTAGCCTAATCCCAAGGAGGTAACACTTATGCCTACAACCGTTCCCTTTGCTGCATCGTCTCAGTGGTCAGAAGCTTCTGTCGTCAAACAGAGCATCTACGAAACCTCATCCACCGCTCTCGCTCGCCTCGGGACCAGAGCCGTAACCGGAGACGGCAGGGTCTTCCGTTACGCCAAAGCCGGCGCATCTGACATCGCTGCTGGTGTCCTCTGTCAGGGCCCAGCTCCCTTCCCCAACCACAAAAACATTGCCGTCTACGCCGCAGCCTCTGTCGGTGACACCCAGATAACGGTTACCCTCGGCAACACTCCTGTAACCGCCAACTACTACGCTGAAGGCTACCTCCACGCCAATGACAACGCTCCAGAGGGCAACATCTACAAAATTAAGTCCCACCCTTCTGCAAATGCCAACGCCACTCTCACCCTCACCCTCTACGACCCCATCATTGAAGCCTTCACCACCTCCAGCGAAGTAACCCTAACCAAGAACCCCTACGACGCCATCGTCATCGCTCCAAACGGTGGCCTCACTCAAGTCCCCGTTGGTGTCCCCATCGTTGACATTGCGGCTGGCTACTATGGCTGGGTTCAGACTTGGGGTCCCTGCCCCGTCCTCACCCAAGGCACCGTTGTCATCGGTCAGAACGTTGGCCTCGGTGGCACCACCGATGGCGCAGTCGGACCAATCGGAGCTTACACCACCGCCGTCGTCGGCTGGACTCAACAGGTCAACGCTTCAACCGAATTCTCCCTCATCTATCTCACCATAGCTCCGTAACCAAGGAGGTGCTCCCATGTCTCTAACCGTAACCCTTACTGGCATGACCGTAGTCGGAAACAAGCGCCTCCACACCTTCAAACTTGCTTTCGACTCCTCATACCCAACTGGAGGAGAGAGTCTGACGGCAGCTAACCTGGGTCTCTCAACCGTCGACTTCATCCTGATCGAGCCAGCGTCCGGCTACCTCTTCGAGTATGACCACACCAATTCGACGGTCATCGCCAGATACCCCTCAGCCTCCCACACCCACACTGAGAACACAGCAGCCAGCTACACCCAGAACGCCACGACCGCCGCCTCGACCGCTGCTGCTGGCACTGAAGTTCCCAACACCACCGATCTAAGCGCTGTGACCGATGTCCGAGGTTTCGCCCTCGGAAGTTAGGAGCTCACCATGAGTGACTACACTATCTCCTTTGCCCCTTTCGCCTACGAATCAATCGACGTAAGCTCCACCGCTGTCGGTCTCACCTCAGCTTCAACCTACTCCTCCTACCGTCTCCTCAAGGCTTTCATCACCCTTGAGAGTGCAGGAACCGGCACAGGAGGAGAAATTCGTTGGCGCATTGACGGTACCTCTCCCACCGCAACAGAGGGCCACCTCCTCGAACCAGGTCAAACCCTCTTCCTCGAAGACCCCGTCTCCATCGCCAACTTCAAAGCCATCAGGTCGACCACAACGGATGCTAAGCTTAGAGTCACCTACTTTAGGGGCTAAAGACAACACACGAGGGTGGGGCGTCTCTCGTCCCACCCTCCTCACCAAGGAGCCACTAACATGACCAGACTCCCTCTCATCACCCTCATCGCCATCTTGACCCTCCCACTTGTGTGTGACGCTTCCCCCTTCCTCGTCTGCGACCCCCAGTCTGGCGTCACCCATTATCGGCTGACGGGGCCTTCGTGGGTACCTGAAACTGTGCCCGCTCAGTCAGACGGCAGCATCAAAATGGATGTCTCCTCCGCTACTGTCGGGACCAACTCTCTAACGGTGAAGGCGTGTAGAAACGACGACGTTTGGGGCGAGTTGTGCAGCGATGCAGTCCCTTTCGCTTTTACAAGACCGTCGGCGGCTGCACCCCCTCTCAATATTCACCTGAGCCGATAACGCCGAGGAGGTAGCCCATGAACGACCGCCATCGCTTCCTCCTCCAACTCTCCGCCCTCATCATTGCTGCCCTCTTCTCCCTCGTCATCGGTTGGGGCATCTGGGCAACGACCGAACTCTACGCCCAACGAGAGAAGACCACCCAGCTAACCACCAAGTTCGACGCCACCTGTGACGTCGTCCTCAACCTTCGCACCGACATCTCCTCTCTTCGTGAGGAGATGCGTCACCTTCAATCTCAGCTCTCCACCAACCAACAAGAGCTAATGAAGCTCCTTATCCTTCTCCGTAACCACCAAACCATGAAGGAGACACCCCAATGAAGATGAAGCCCAAGTCCCTATTCTTGACAGTTTTGTTGGTGCTTCTGTCCCTTCCCGTCTTCGCCCAGACCCCCTCCTCTGACCTCGTCGACCTCCACACCTACATCCTCTATCCCACTGTTCGTGTCCGAGCGGATCGAGCCGTCGGTTCTGGTGTCATCATCGCCTCCCTTCCCTCCTCCAATCGCTACGACACCTACCTCCTCACCAACCACCACGTTATCGAATCCGCCATTCAGATCAGTGAAGAGTGGGACACTGTGTTGAAGAAGATGGTGAAGCGTGAATCTCGTTCAACCATCGAGGTTGAAATCTTCACCTATCAGAATATGTCCAAGGCGACTGGTACCCTCCTCATCCTCTCAGACATCGTCGCCTGGGATAAGAAGCACGACCTCGCCCTCATCAAAATTCGCTCCGACGCCAAGATGCAGACCGCCAAACTCTACCCCCGCTCCAAACTCGACGACGTTCGCATCTTCCAACCCATCTGGCTGTGTGGCGCTGGTCTCGGTCGTAGCCCCTTCCCCACCTCCGGCATCATCGCCTCTCTCGTTGACGAAATCGACAACATGCCATATTGGATGGTGACCGCTCCCAGCGTCTTTGGCAACTCTGGTGGCGGTGTCTTCCTCGCCTCCACGAAAGAGTTCATCGGCATTCCCTCTCTCCTCTCCGTCACCATGGTAGGCTGGTCACCCAACGCTGTCTACCACATGGGCTACATCATCCCCATCAGTCGCATCTACGAGTGGCTCGACTCAGTCGGATGGAGCAGCCTTTACGACCCCTCCGCTCCTTCTCATGAGGAGTGGCTAAAGACCCATGCCAAGAATAGAGACTAAAACTCTAAAGATTGAAGCCGAAGTCCGAGTGCCGTCATATGTGGGTGTCGACGATCTCTTCAACGACCTCCGCCTGACTCTCAACTCCTTTGCTGACGGCACCCTCCGCATCATCAAACTTGAGGTAACTCCTGATGACGCTTCGTGAAGCTCGTTGTCGCTTCTCCTCTCTCCTCATCGACCTTCTCTCTTGGGCCAAGACTGAGGGCTTCATCTTCGCCCTTGATGAAGGAACCAATCACCAAGGCGTCGGTCACTCCCCCAACAGCCTTCACTACTCTGGCTGCGCTCAAGACATCCTCCTCTACGCTCCGGATGGCACCTATCTCACAAACGCCGACGCTTATCTCCCTCTCGGCACCAAGTGGAAGTCTCTCGACCCCGACTGCAGGTGGGGAGGTGACTTCCCCTCTCACGATGCGAATCACTTCTCCTTCGCCCCCAAATCTCTCTTCGGAGGTAGAGCATGACACCCGAAACAATCGGCTACATCGGAAAACTCGGAGTCAGTGGTGTAATGATGGTGGTGTGGGGCTTCATCTACAAGGTGTGGGTCTCTCCCTCAGACCGCCTCAAGACCCTCCTCGTCGTCCTCTCTGGCATCGGCGTCGGCCTCTTCTTCCTCTTCTACGACGGTCTCACTCCCACCTTCCAAACCGTTTCCGACTACTGCTTCTACGGCATCCAACAGGGCGTCTCCACCATTGGTCTCTTCAAACTCGCCCAAGCAGCAGGCATCTATCAGAGCTCCTGACCACTGAGGTGACGCCATGATCGCAGCTATCCTTAAGCTTCTCTCCTCCCTCTTCGACTTTATCAGGTGGTGGAAGCGCCCCTCGAAAGAGATTAGACGAGTGGAGAAAGAGAGAGACGAAGCCAAGAAAGAAAACGTGAGAATTGTGACGGAGGGAACCGATGAAGAAATGTCTCGTCGTATTAACTCTCTGTAGCCTCCTCCTCACCCTCAGCTGCACCAAGACCCTCATCATCAAAGACGAGAGCCTCATCACCCATCGTCTCGCCAAAGGAGACTCCTTCACCGCTCCCGTCAACGGTTGGTTTATGAGCGATGAAGCCGTCGTCAAGCTCCTTAACACTCTCGAAGACCTAAGGGCTGAATTGGAGAAGTGTAGGTTGGAGAAGGACAAATGAAGAAGGACGAAAGGAGAAAGACCCAGATGAAAACTCAGATGAAAATCGTAGCATTGTTGCTGCTGCTCCCCGCTCTTCTCGTTGCTTGTGCGACGACCCAGGAAGCGTGGAACAAACTGACGCCTGACCAGAAGGCTCGCATCATCCTCAACGGGATGCAGGATGAACTCAACAACATGTGGTCGATGGGGAAGAACGCTGTCGCTGCCAAACCAGACTACGCTCAGTTCTGGAAAGAGAAAGTCGTCCCCGCCTTTGATGTCGCCAACAAAGCTATCAACACCGCAGCTAAGCTCGCCGCTACAGGTCAGCTCAAACCTGAAGATGTCTACGGCCAGATTCAGCCCCTTCTCAACTCCATCGCCACTCTCCTCACCCAAATGGGCGTCGTCATCAAGTCTCAACCTCAGCCTTAACCTTCGTGTGAAAGGAGACGACTATGTCTGAAACTAAAATTGACGTTAACCTCCTCCTCGCAGCCGTCAACGGCCTCATCTCCATCGCTTTCACCATCTGGTCATCCCTCAGGAAGGTCGCTGGAGATGAAGAGATACCCTCCTGGGAAGAAATCATCGCCAAGAACACAACCCTTCAGTCTCAAATCGACGCCGAATCAGGAAAGGTGTAGCCCATGTCTCTCCTCACCATGATCCGCAACATCATGCTCCTCGTCCCAGGTCTCGCTCCCGAAGAGGTCAAATCCCTCCTCAACAGCGCCTACCTCACCCTCTCTCGTGAGGAGTGGAACTACCTCCTCATCTCCTACACCATTCCTACCTCCTCCATCTACTCAACCGGCACCATCTCAATCTCCTCAGATGGAGTTGTAACAGGAACTGGAACCTCCTTCACCTCCTCAATGGTAGGCAGCTTCCTCCGCTGTTACTACTCTGACGCCTTCTTCACCATCTCCTCCTACACCAACGCTACGACCCTAACACTGAGTGACTGGACAGGAGAGACGGTGACGGACGAATCCTACTCCATCTTCAAAACCATCTACACCCTTCCCTCAACCTTCTCCACCCTTCACGACGTCATCTACCAATGCCCTCTCGAAAAACGCTCCCAATCCATCTTCAACTCCTACGACCCTTACCGAAGCGCCTCAGCTTCCGCCCCTCTGTATTGGGCCCACGCCGGCTTCGACTCCTCCGGTAACCTCCAGTTCGAAGTCTACCCCGTCCCCTCCGACGTCGTCCCTCTTCGCTGCTATGGTCGTCGCAAGATTACTCTCCTCTCCTCCGACTCAGACACCCCCTACCTCCCCGAAGACCTCATCGAAGCTAAGACCGCCTACGACGCCCTTCTCCTCAAACTCTCTCGTGACCCCTCCGGCGCTTGGAAAGACCTCCTCCCCCAATTTCGTGAACGTTACCTCGACACCTACGACCACGTCCGCAGCGAAGATCGCTACCGTGGTGACTTCCCCGACAAAGTGAAGGATCGCTTCTCCACCCAAACTCTCGTCACTCCCAGCGACTCCTTCTGGTATAACCACGATGACCTTTAACCTACCACCACATCTCTAAAAGGAGGATCACCATGTCTCGAACACAGACTAAACTTCACCACTCACCCCCCAACCATCGTCTCAGCGTCCAAGGTTTCAGCCGCATCACCATCACCGAGAACGGGAAGATTGTTGGTGACTCCGGCTTCACCGGCCCCAACCAAATCACCAACCTTGGCTTCCTCAACTTTCTCGTCAAGTCGATCGGGGCATCATCCGGCTCATCCCAGATCGGCTACGTCGCCCTCGGAACAGGTGGCGTCCCCGCAGCTACAGATACCACCCTCTCCGGCGAAATCATGAGCAGCACCAAGCGTCAAGCTGTCACCTTCTCCAACGTCGGCAGCACCACGGCCCAATTCACCGCCACCTTCGCTTCCTCCGCCAGCTTCGTAACCACTACCTACAACATCTCCAACATCGGGTTGTTCGCCGCCACCAACACTAACGCCACTCTCTTCGCAGGCAACACCTACGCTTCCTCAACCATTAACACTAACCAAGACGTCAACGTCACCTACCAGATCCGCTTCAGTTAATAGATGATGCGCTCTGGTAGCTTGGAGCTGATAAGATGCCTGTGACGATTCGAAAGGTTGATGGCTACGAGGTTCGCACTCCCCACGGCGTGAAGGCCCGTCGCACCTCAAAACGAAAGGCCCTTCGTCAAGCTCGTCTCCTCCGTGCAATTGAGCATGGGTGGAAACCAACTGGGAGGCGCTAATGACTCGCCGACGACGCCCCAAACCTGAGGGCATTCTTCTCGACATCGGATGTGGAGAGAACAAGCACCCCTTCTTCCTCGGAATGGACAAGCGACCTCTCCCCAACGTCGATATTGTCCACGATCTTGAGGTCTTTCCCTATCCCCTTCCTGATGAGAGCTGCATCACCATCCTCGGCTCCCACATCGTCGAACACATAAAACCGTGGCTCATGCTCGACTTTATGAATGAGCTATGGCGCATCCTCAAGGTCGGGGGTCAACTTGCTCTCTCCATGCCTTATGGGGTCAACTCCTTCTTCGTTCAAGACCCCACTCACTGCAACCCCTGCAATGAGAGGACGTGGCAATATTTCGACCCAGACTACCCTCTCTACCAAATCTACAAACCTCGACCCTGGCAAATTGAGCGAGGGTTTCCAGCCTATCAACAAAACGGGATGATGGAGGTTGTGCTACGGAAACGATCAGAGCAAAAACCACCTACCAAAAAAGAGTGATGGTCGGCATCCCGATGACAGGGCTCATCCGAAGCGAGTGGGCACTTGCTCGTTTCGGCCAGATCATCCCCTGTAACTGGAGCCAGACCGACTGCCTCCACTGGATCGATGCATGCTCTCCTCTCAACTTTGTCGTAGCCGACGCCCGCAACATCATTGCAACTCGCTGCGTCGAAGGAGGGTTTGAGTGGCTCTTCTTCATCGATCATGACGTCGTTCTTCCCCCCTCAACTCTCCTGAGATGGAATGAGAGGATGCTGAAGGGTGACGTCCCCGTCTTCTGCGGTCTCTACTTCACCCGCAGCGTCCCCTCCGAACCCCTCATCTATCGTGGAAGGGGTAACTCCTACTTCACCAAATGGAAGATGGGGGATGAAGTGTGGGCAGATGGTATACCGATGGGGTGCACTGTCATCCACTCTTCCATTCTCCGCCTCATGTATGAGGAGAGTCCCACCTACACCATTCAGCCTGGTCTCACCGTGAGGAAGATTTTCCAGACGCCTCAATTCTCTTCCTTCGACCCCGAAACTCTGAAGTGGAATGCTGCGACTGGGACGGAAGACTTGGCGTGGTGTTCTCGTGTCATTGAAGAAGATGTGTTGAGGAGGGCAGGTTGGCGAGAGATTGGGAAGAAGCGCTTCCCCTTTCTCGTCGACACCTCTGTCTTCTGTCGCCACATCGACCCAGACGGAACAATGTTTCCAGCGAGGGGAGAAGAGCAAGCCTTCTCTCCCAAACGCAACCATCGGAGGAAACATGGACTACGTGCAGCTAAAGAGTGAGTTTGTTAATGACCCGAAAGGCTACGGATATGCTCAGGCGTGGTCGAGTGGTCAAGATTGGAAGCTCGCAGAACTGATCAATCAGGTAAGGGATACGATCAAGATAACTCGGGACACCGTTTCAACCTACGAGATATTCGACGCCATCGTTCCTGATGAGTGGGACGTGTTGACAGCAACGGAGAAGTCACGCATCCAGCTCATTCTCTCAATGGGTCAGGTCTCTCTCAAGGGCGCAAACACCCGAGCAGCTCTCAGCAAGGCATTTGGTGCTGGAACGACGACCAGATCAAACCTAATTGCCATGATGACTCGACCTGGGAGTCGTGCTGAGGAACTGTTTGGTGCAGGTGTCGTCGTAACCTGGGACGACATAGCGATGGCAAGGAGGGCATAGGGATGGCAACAACGTTCAAATGGGTAGCAGGTGAGACTCCAGCAACAGCACTCTCGACTGAGCTGAACGGTCTTTCGAATGACACGATGAGTTCGCTCGGGTCGACCGAAATCGACAACACCGTCGGTCTCTATCGCTGGATCGACCTCGAACTCTACCTCTCAAGCATAACGACTGGAAGCGGCTCTCCCTATTGTGCGGTGTGGTTCGTCTATTCTCACGACGGCACAAACTATGAAGATGCGCCAAATAACACGCTTGGAGACAAACCACCAGATGCCATCTTCAACCTCATCCCAAGCGTCACACAGGCCCAGAAGAAGGTGGTAGCTAACATCCCCATACCGCCACTCAAGTTCAAGATGATCCTGTTCAATGCGAGTGGATCAGCCCTCGCTGCTTCAGGAAACACCGTGAAGTACTCTCGTCATTACGAGCAGAGTGTGTAGGGTGTAGCTGATGTCTGACATCATAAAGCTGACGAAACATTTGATTAAGCCACGTTATGAGTGGAAGCCGAGAGTCAACCAAAATCACCCGTTGAGTCAGGGTCTGATAGGGTGTTGGCTCATGAATCGACCTTCCGTGGCGAGAGAACCAAGCCTCCTCACGCCCGATAAAGATGTAACCTGGTATAACACGACCAACGCCATCGGTCGTTTCGGAGGATGCCGCTACTTCAACGGGACAAATGCCTATGGCTACATCCCTTCGCTCACGATCGGGTCATCGGTAGTTACGGTGTGCTTTTGGCTCAATGTAGCGACGTATTATGAAACTAAGCTTCTGTTTGAGCTTAGCACCGATTATGGAAACTATTCTCAATGCTTCGCAATGTACACAGACGTGCAGGTTGCTTCAGGAACATTGGTTGCTGGTATAAGGGGTAATACTACCAATTACAGAATTGAATATGCAACAGCCAGTTCATCTTGGCTCAATAGATGGATGTTCTTTTCTGTTGTCTTTGATAACTCTACAGTGGCTGGAGACATCAAAATCTATGCAAATGGGATTGAACAACCCACTACAATCTCAAGCAACAATAAGACAGGCTCTGGTAATTTCCCAACTAAGCCCTTCTACATCATGTCAAGAGCGGGGACGTCTCTCTTCAAGGCTGGCAGACTTGATAACGTCCGCCTATACCGAAGAGAGTTGACACCGAAAGAGGTGATGTGGCTCTACCAAGACCCCTTCGCCAGCATCGACGTTCCGAACTTCAGAGACTTCTGGGAGGAGGCAGGAGCACCGACCTCCGTCTACATCTCGACGTATGACTCCACCTCAACCTCAGAAGATGTGTCTGAGGTG